TAACAACAGAATCAGTAACAGTAGTAGGTACAACAACACGACCAACACCAGTAGCGCCACTTACAATCTCATTATGTACAAACGGAGCGGCAATAGCACTTACAGGAATGGCTTCAAGCTTTGTAGGAGTTAATTGAACGGACTCTAATAAATCATTAAAATACGGGGTAGTTGTACCGTCAGTATAGTCATCACCATACATTTCTGATACGCCCGTCATAGTTCCAATCTTCAAGACTACTAAATCAGCTTCAGTAGTATAAGACGATTTGAGAATGTCTCTCGCAACAACCTCGGGAGTCAATTGAGCGACAAACCCAGCGTCAAGCCTGTAATCATCTGTTGTTGCCGGCTGATCAAATACATTGGCCGACTGCTTTTTGATCAATAGATTTTTTATTCTGGTTCTTTTTGCTGTACAGGACATAATGTTTTCCTCATTGTTATTAATTAATTTAGGCTAAACGCCTCTAAATAAATTGCCAGTGGTTGTATTTGTTGCTGTACCGGCGTCTATTTTGCTTCTCGCATAGGCCGCCAATGTCTCGAAATCAGCTTGATTCCATGTTGTGCCACCGGCCGCACCGGCCGTTAAGGCGTGACAATAAAAAACCAATAGGCTTTTTTCTGCAACAGCTTCGTCTATTGCGGCAGTTGCCTGAGCTATACTAGTTGTATTTCTAAGATTCATAGACCTAAGTAAATACGGTTCAGCGGTAGGCCATTGATTAGTATACGCATCATTGTCACCAGTGTAACGAGAACAAAGGCAATAGTTGCTTATTAGGTCATTAATAGCATTATATTCTTGATAGCTCTTTCCTTCTGGATATATGAAAGTATCCCAGTTGTAAAGCCCGTTAGCTTGCATTACATCAACACACGAAAAGAAATCCGTTTTAAGCTCTTCTAGGCTTGTAGCACTTGCCCAGCCTGAAGGCGCGCCCCCGTGGTTCGCTATAGACCAACCGTGTTTTTGTGCGTATTCATACCACTCTTTAGTTGGGTCACTACCATCTAATTTTGACCCGATAAAACCGACCTCACCAATAAGACCGTATTTGCTCATCGTAGGTAGTTCGTTATCAACTAACGATGCATTACCATCGTCCCACTGAAATACAATCTGAGCCTTTTCCAACTCGCTCTCATAAAATACAATCTGGTCAAATGTTGCATTTGGTGGTGACCCTATTCCTGTTCTGCTTAATAATTGAATCTCGATAGCGTTTATTGCGGAAAAATTAGGGGTTCCAACTGTGGTAATATTGTTCGTTACGCCAGTGGCAAAACTTGCTTCAACATAACAAAAGTTATCACTATTTTGTGAGTTCCAGTACATCCTTCTGGTTACATTAATATCTACATAATCAGTAGGTGACGAATAAAGTCTTATAACTAGACCGTTACCAGTGTTATCAAATGCGCCAACATTACTCAACTTTGACCTGAGTCTTACAACTCTTTTAGTTGATAAGTCGATAGTGGATGAAAGTGTTTTTTTAATAGTTGCCGCGGGGTCATCCACTACAGCTGTTAGTTTTATAGAGCCAAATCCAGCGAAACTATCAGTAGGTATCGTGTTTGATATTGCCGATCCACTAGCACCAAGTTCCCATTCATCTGGTAGTGCACCTAGAGCTTCATCAAAATTAGATAAAAGTAATTTTTCCTTAGGCTCTGGTGAGATGTGCTGTTTAGCCCTAACCTTCGGGTATTCTATATTATCCAAGGAAACGTTTGATAGCTTAGATGCGTCATCGTCAGTATAGTCATTCTCAGACAATTCTTTTCCGGCAACCTTATCTACCTTTAAGTCAAATTCTGTTTGCTGTGTATCAGAAATAGGCTTATTTACATCGCTAGTATTATCAACCTGATCAAGCCCAACGTCATTACTATCAAGAACAACAGCGCCTGTCTTCCCCGCAACGCTAGTTACAGAGGCCGCAGAGTGATCATAGGCTAATGAATTCCAAGCTGTGACACCATCGCCAATCTTTCTCTTTACTTCAGTAGTATTAAGCCCATCGGTTTCAATCCCTAATTCGCCTTGAGCTAAAATAGGGTTTGCACTTGTCCAGCTTGCCGCTGTATCTCTTCTAAGTTGTATCTTATTTGCCATTACGCAAAGCCTCCATCAATGGTAAGCTCTGGGTCGAATATTTCCGAAGCATCGCCGCCGTCTATTATACTTTCAAATGTTGGGTCAGAATCGCCACCATCAATATTACCTATGTAGCCTACAAAAACCTCACACTCTCTATATTTGATGGTAGTATTTATATTTATACCACCATAAACTTCTGAATGATCATTAGTATTTGCAAGCTGTGCAATGTAACTGTCTATCATAATCCAATCACACCAATCGTTAGTATTTCGATTTTTGTAAACTAGATTCTTAATCTTTCTTAATTCTACATCACCATCTTGTTCTAGATTTTCACGTCCAGTATTCAAGATTACATTTAAGTCTATTCCAGCTTTTTCAATAAGGAAGCTCAAAGGGCTACCCTCGTTGTCAATCTCTTCTATCTGTCTACCTAAACAGATAATAGGGAATTTACTTGAATCTAATCTCGTAATTTTTTGTGCGTCAAACTCTTGTATATCATAAATGGTATAACCACCCGTAGTAAACAGGTCTTTCATTATGTCCATTACTTGATATAAACTAGGCATTAAGCACGCCCAAAATGACCGATACAAGGCGAATCAGTACCTTTGTCAGTATCATAAAATGCGTTTTCATCTAATTGTGATAGCCACTTATCATGACATTCTTTTGCGTTCTTTAATTTTGATCTATACTTATCGACTAAAATCTCTTGAGTCTCATATGGTGCTCTTGCATCATCAATAAGGTTTCTAAATACGAGCATTTCCACATAACAAACTAGAATCTTTTTAACTTGATATATTGGCGGGGTTACTAAGGTAATATCTGTTGGGTCAATTGCAAAATCACGTAACAATTTACCGTAATATTGATCACCCTCGTACAGGTAAACGTTATCACCTGACACTACCCAATCATCACCATCTTTTTTAACGGCATCCTTCGAGTCGATATCAGTAAAATCAATAGGTTGTAGTATAGTTGCCATTAAATAAGATCCTGTATTTGCTCGGTTAGGTCTTCGGTGTACTGCTTCTTAAATACTTCTTTGTTCTTATCCCATGCACGCTGTATAAAAGGATTGCCCTTATACCCGGGGTGTCTTACTTCTTTAGCAAAGATTCTAGTGCTTCCAATAACAAATGAAAGAGCACCGGTATCTTTAGGTCTGATTATATGAGGCTTTGAACCTTCATACAATGGCTCTATGTATGGTATGTCTTTCTTATCAACAAATATGGATGATCTAAGTCCTTTTGTAACCGCTTGAGTTGCGTTAACTGTTGCGCCTGTAGGGTTCTTAAATCTTGCATTCTTTGTAGCGTAACTCGCTAAACTCTCAGTGGAATTTGCAAGTGAATTACTCGCCGCTCTTGCGAGAAGCGATTTGTCTTGAAGGGTATTGACAAGACGTTCTAATTCTGACAAATCAACGCTGGGCATCTTATTCGCTCTCAGCTTCTTTTGATTCTATATCTTTTACTTTAACCTTTCTAGTTCTTTTCTTAGGCGCTTCATAACCTTTAATATTAGGGCAGTCTTCAGCGCTCTTTTCTTCACCCTGAAAACGATCATCAATTATCTTAGCTTTTGCTTTGATTGAATCAGCCTTAACATCGACATCATAATGCTTGTGTATAGGGAATTTTAAATACCAAATTTTCATATATACCTTTAGAAAAAAGCCCTCCCCCAAGGAGATAAGAGAGAGGGCTATTTATTATGATTGGTCTGCGATAAGAATTACACCACCGGTGTGTTTGTCATTACTTACGTATTTATCCCAGTTTGTACCGGTTGCAAGTTCTGCATCAGTAGGCGATTTGCCTCCGTTTGTCACGTCCCATGCATAACCTTTAACATTTACGCCAAAAGTATAGTCAGTGTGAGAGATAAGTTCCGCACGCTCTTTAGTAACATCCTCGCCCATTGTATTAACAATGTCAGAGCCGTTATTAATTACGATACCACCAGTTGTAAGGCCCAATACACGGTAATCAGTAGTTGCATTTGTGAGTGCAGGAGCATCAGTAACAACAGATATTTTACCTTGTACATCGATTACACGAACATTGCCAGCTGTGAAAAGAGTTGCAGTATTAACAAGAGCTTCGTTAATCAATTGGTGGTAAACAATACCATTCATTATGTTAGCAACAATTTGCTGTGATGCATCTTGAAACTTTGCATAAGTGTTGTTAAGTGCAACCTGAGTTACAACAGCGTTTGTTCCTGCGGTAATATTATTTGTTACGCCTGCGTTATTTGCAAATGCAGCAGCCGCAGAAGCGATGCCACTATTAAGCATGTCCTGAAAGATACCTTCAGATACGCCACGTGAAATTACTTCAATTCCTTCAGCAGGGTTTTTCAACAAGTAAGTCATTTGAGCAGGTTCGAAAGCCATTTTAAACGCACCAGCAACCTTAACTCCAACGCCTTCAATTTGTGCTAGGTCAGTGGCCGCCTTAGCGCCATTTGCCGCATATCGATCAACCCTATATTTTGAACTCTCAAAAGATGAATAGATAGCGTTTTTAATAAAATCGCCCTCGAATCCGTCCATTGACATCTGAATAGCGCCATTAGACGCACCATTAAAAGCTTCGAGCATTTGTGGGATAGTTTCAAGAACGCTCGACTGAATCTCTCTACTGTATACTTGCATATCTGATAAAGACATGATTTACCTCTTTTTTAAACAATTCCTTGTGACTCTAGTCTCGCCTGAATTGCCGCAGTACGTCCCTTAACGTCCTTTGGGTCAGTGTTGCGAAGACTTGAGCCTTCATTATAATTATTAGCGCTAGGGTTACTCCCAGAGCCAGCCTTATGTACTGATTGGGTTAATGATGGGGCTTCAGTGGCGATAGATTTAGCAAAGTCATCATAGCTATCTAAACTTGTTATAGTGTCAAGATTAGCGTTAATAATCATATCCTGAATCTTAGGGTCTGTAATTCTCTGTTTTGATAGAGATTTACGCGTCTCAGATTTTATAGAATTAAGCTTATTAGTCGCTTTCTCTGAATGTAACTCGCTTTTCATGCTTGATAATTCTTCAGCTAATGTCGTAAGTTGTTCTTTTACATTAGCGTTTTCAATTTCTTTACTTGATGCGTTATTTTTGAAAGAGTCAATCTCTCGTTTATACCCTCCAACTTTTTCACTTATTGTCGAAATAAGATCTTTTAACGGGGTATCTTCAGATAATTCAAACATTTTAGCAATCTCTTGCTTTCCATTTCTGTATTTCTGCTCTTTTTCTACCGCTGTACTTTTTTTCTCAGATAGTACATTATAACCAGATTCAATCTGATTTAAATCAGACATAAAGTCTTCATTATCCTTGTATTTCTCTTTGAGTGTATTGAAATCCATATTTAACCTTTATTTAATTGACATCTAGTCGTGACGCATCAAGCGTATATACTGAATTTAGAAACGAAAACTTTGATAGATGTAATCAATTATCTTACAATTTGACAATACAACACTCTTTGATTACATTTTATTAAAAGAGATTATTTAAAATTAAAAAGGCTTATAAATGGCATTCATGAAAATACAAGGCGATGACGAAAAGAGGCTTGAGGCTTTATGTAAAAATGAAGATAGAGGGCCAACGGCAATGGTAAAAAGATTAATTGCTGTAGCTTATAGGTCACTTAAGTCTGAGTGTAAATAATGGCCCTATACGATTTCAAGTGTCACGAATGCGATACCATAAAAGAGTTCTCGCTATCAATGGCTAAATTCGATGAAGAACGTAAAAAGGTTATCTGTTGCGGTGAGGTGATGGATAGGCATTTTGATTCTGGAAATTTAACCGCAATTAAAACTAAATCATCTCCCAATAGGTATTAAATGACTGACACTGAAAGAATTGACAGCCTAATTAAGCTTATGGAAAATGGCAACCTAATGGAATCATCATATTTTGAACTATTGGACGTGATATGCAAGGCCACCGGTATAGCTTATTCGTATAGTGGATTTACAGGCACTCACGTTGCGGTAAGGAATAAAGATTAATGAACGACTACAAAAACATCAAACATATATGGGATGAGGTATGGAGATAGACGATTTAAAATGTTGCGGTAATTGCAACAATTATGAGCCTGAATTCTCAGCTGGTGAACAGCCATATTGTAAACTCAGAATTTCAAGTATAGCTAATCAAGTATGTGAAAAATGGGAATGGGATGAATACGAGAAAAAGAATAGAATCTAACTCTTCGGATAATTCCGATACAAATCATTAGTCCTCAAGTTAACGGGTGACTCTGGCTTAATATAAGTTATGGGTTGCCCCTTACTTTTCGACTTCTTATTCTCTTTATTTATCTCAGCCTGTAGTCTTGTGTTATGCGTATCATTAGACCACTTCTTAGGCCTCTTTATTGTTCGCCTATATTCTGGTCTGCAACTGCAATTTGGATGATGAGAGGCAAGCGTTGCGTTCTCTACTGGTACAAAGCCTAGACCTTCAACAGCCACGCAATAATTACACGGGTTATTTCCCTGAGTCACATTCTTAACGAGTTGTGTATCAGGATCTTGCATGGCGATATGATTGCGAGCAACAGCCATAGCTCTTAATGATTCAGACCTAGCAACACGATTAGCATAGAGCTTTGTCTTACGTTCCATTGCAAAAAATGTAGCCTTTTCAATTCCTTTACCTAAATCAATAGCATCAATAAGCCTTAAATAATCAGCCCTAAGACCGGCGTTTTTAATCAATTTCGCTTGCCTCTTAACGGCCTGTATACTCTTCTGACTTAATGCCTTACCGCCAATCTTAGCCTTTTTCAAGTCATCAATATACTTTGGCAATTGTCGAGTAAATCCTTTTAACGTATCATCACCAATATTACCGACTATCTGAGCAATTGTCTTGCCTTCTCGCATTGCGGTTTTAAGGGCTTTGCGATGACTACTTACAATTAGATTACTGTTGTTTCTTATCCTTGTAGATAATACTACCTTATCCTTAAACAGCGATTTTCTCCATAGATAATCACCCAAAGCCTGTTTAGTAGGTGCAGGTTGATTAACAAGGAACGAAGATTCTACAATTGTTGATACCGTTGAGGCTGTGAACTTCTTAACGAAATCCGTACTCTCTAAAGCCTTATCGTATTCACTCATTAACTTATTTTGGGCCTCCCTGAGTCCTACTGAATTATTAGGAATCAAGTCGATCAAAGTATCATTAACTTTATTATAAAGCTCAAGAGTAAGAGCGCCTATTTTAGCGTCATACTGCTTGAGGTTCTTAAAGGCTTTAGGGTAGTTTAAATCGTCTGCCAATTATTCCTCAATCGTTGGGGGATTATCGAAAGTGTCGTTATTTGTCTCGGTAACAGAAGCTATTTCCATTTTAGCCAATTCGTCCGCTCTATCTGCATCGCTTGGATAGACTATCTTAATCATGTCCGCTCTAATCTCTTTTGCAACCTGTTCGCTAACCCCTGCATCTATAAGCATTTGTAACGAGTTGAGTTCATCAGACTTTGTAAGGCTCTCAAAATCCTTTGGATATACAACAATATAATCCCATGACCCATCAATGTAATTGGTTAGCGCTACATTTACGAGCCATTTCTCCTGATCCTGGATGTCTTGAGCGTCTTGTTTAAGTTTTTCAATCCTTCTACGGTCTGCTTCCATTCTTGCTTCACCGCTCGCAGTGGACGCAATAGAGACTGTACTATTCATATTCTGCTTAATCTCACGTATAAGCCTAGCAACCTCATCGATCATTACGGTAAGGTGCGCAGTAGGTGGGGCTACATATCCCGGAGCGTTTACACCTTCACCCATGTACATAAATGTTGAGTCATTGCCCAAATCCATATCATCAGGCACCTTACCATTAATAGCAAGAAAAGCGAAACAGTTTTTGAAAAAAGAATCATTAAACCATGATGTTGTATTGTATATCTTCTTAACTACTGTTAAAATATCGATATACTTAGACTTAGCAATAACATTACCTTGATATCTTGAGTTGTCCTCTAAGAGAGAAACCGGAAACTCTTCTAGAAATAAAACCGAGTCTTCCATGACAGCTTCAGCGTGATAATTAAATGTAACATTACGACCGTCATCAGCCCTAAGCCATACTTTCCACTTATACTCATTGGATGATACGTATGTGCCGTTCTCGTTATTTCTTTGGTCGATATCTTCAAAGTATATAATCATCTTTAGTGCTCCACCCTCATCAAATGCATAACCCTCTATCTGTAGTGGATTAACATAAAACGAATAAGGCATTAACTCCCTTGCACCGTTTGATGCTCCTGTCATAGCGGTAGCACTTGGAGCATCCAATACTTCCCATACTGCCCCGTAAAGCTTTGTTTCAATCTCTTTACGCCTCTGGTACTCTGGCATTGATTCATTGTCTTTCTTTGTCGGGCCTTGTACAAATAGGTCAACAACAGGATTTACTTCACGTCTGACCTGTTCTTTTGCAAATATAGGGTCAACCATTGCCTCAAGCTCTGGCTTAAATACATTCTCATAGTGAGCCAACTTTTTTCTTACGCCAAAAAAGTCTGTTGTACCATTGGTACCATCGCCTTCACGTGGGAATTTCTCAAGATAAGACCCAGTTGAGAATCCGCCAGTACCGTAGTACATGTCTCTCAGGCCTTTATACTCTGTTATATCAGTAGTCGAAAATGTATTATAGTAATAATCAACACCCTCGAATTTTATGCTTTTTGCGTTTATATTGGGCATTACATTAATCCTTTTATTTTCATTGTTTTAGGTGGTGGCACTAACACGAAATACATTCTCATCATAAATGGGTCTGAGTAGTCGGTTGATCTACCAGTCATTTCTTTAATTTTATCTTTTGGAATAACTCTTATCTTTTCATCTTTGTCACTATTCCAGTCTTTTATCTGTTCTAGGTCTTCTATTAATTTAGATTTTATTTCACTATCTGTAAATTTTATGGAAATTTCACCATTGTTAACCATTTTTGCTATCTCAAAGTAGCATTGGCTCTTTAAATTAGCGTAATTTGTTTTCATTTTGGCCCTAGAGTTATTCACAAACCCTGTGTAATTACCAAAATCAACTAACCCACCACCTACGCCGTCCTCATCCACAATAATATTATGTTGCTGAACCCTGTATTCTCTTGATAACCTCTGTAACTGCTCGTGAGTATAATCTAACGGCTTTTTTCCGAATGATAATGCGTGTATTAATTGCCAGCCAGACCAGACGTATATTACTGTTTTGTCCTCACCAAGACGGGCTATATCGGCAGTGATATACATTGTTCCTTTTTCAGTG